GGCGGTGCTTCTTCAGGCGATGAAATGGATTTATCTAAGGCTACTGGTAGTGAACTAGTAGAGCGCATAAAAGCCAAAAAAGAAGCACAGGAGTAACCTACAATGGCCCTCTCAGATCTTGAAGTATTCAATGAGTACGCATATTCCTCAATGACGGAAGTCGTTGACCAACAGATCCAACTTTTCAACGCTGCAAGTCGTGGTACTATCACATTGCAAAGCACTGCACATCAAGGTGATTATTCAGATTCGGCATTCTGGAAAAACGTTTCTGACCTCGTTCGTCGGCGCAATGCTTATGGTTCTGGTGCTGTAGCGGCTAAAGACCTTGAACACTTGCTCGACACGTCGGTTAAGGTTGCTGCCGGTACGCCTCCAGTTAACATTCCCCCTGGTCAGATGCACTGGATTCAACGTCAACCTGAAGAGCAAGGTGCGGTCTATGGTCAGCAGCTTGCGAAAGCTCTGGTTCAAGACATGTTGAACAGCGCTATTTCGGTAACATATGCCGCTCTTAGTGGTGTTTCTGCTATTATCAAAGATGGTACAGCGGCAACGATCGATCCAACTGTATTGACTCAAGCTGCTGGTTTGTTTGGTGATCGTCAAAACTCCATCATTGCTTGGATTATGCATTCTAAGGTTATGACTGACTTATGGGTTGATAACTTGACGAATGCAGAACGTTTGTTCAAGTTCGAATCAATCAACATCGTTAGTGATCCTTTTGGGCGTTTGTTTGTCATTACAGACTCGCCTGCATTGATTGCCACAACTCCAACACCCGACGAATACCATAGTCTTGGTTTGGTTGCCGGTGCTTGTGTAGTTGGTCAAAACAATGACTTTGATTCCAACATTGAAACCTCAAACGGTGACGAAAACATTCTTCGCACTATTCAGTCCGAATGGACTTACAATGTTGGCGTTAAGGGTTTTGCTTGGGACAAAGCAAACGGCGGCCATTCGCCGAATGATGCTGCACTTGCAGTTTCAACCAACTGGGATAAGTACGCGAGTTCCAACAAAGACATTGCGGGCGTCATTCTCGACACTCAATAAATTGGTCGGCGGGAGCCAATACCTGTTTAACTTAGCAGGTATTGGTTTCTTTCTTTCATAGTTTCAATTTTTCATTTGAGGTTTTATCATGAGTACCAAAATACTGTTTTTCACAGTTGGTGCAATGCCTACAGTTGCAGAGCAAGCTGAAATTGATCGGCTTAATGCATTGAACGCTTTGGCGTTTACTGAAATCGGTATCCGTAACGGCGAAAAAGACACGACGTTCGATCCTAATCTTGAATCTGTTGATTTAGCAGCAGGTACAATTCCAACTGCATACAGTGCCATTGATGAATATGGCGAAGTAGATGCAGCAAGACCGCTTGAACAGGTTAACATTCCCGCTGCTGTCGCTTCGCTTGCTGCCGCTGCAACGCAACAGCTACAGGTTATAAAAGTTACTGGTGAAGATTTGTTAGATCTTACCATAACTGATACAACGGCAGTTGATACAACTTATGCAAGCGACGATGAAGGCGTTGCAACTGTTGATGCCGCTGGTGAAGTAACTGGTGTTGCGGCAGGTTCGTGCACAATCACAGCTACCCACACTTATGCAGTTGGTAAAACTGAATTGTCAACAACGACTATTACAGTACCTGCATAAACAACCCTAAAATAACTGGAGCCGACCGAAAAATGAAATCCCCTAAAATTCTCTATTTTATCAAAGGTACTTTGCCAAGCGATGAAGCGTATGATGTTGCCGACAATTTCGGCACTAATGTTGCGTTTCGTAACGTTGACTTTATTGTTGAAACAAACGCTCTTGAAGATTGCGACGGCGTAGCTGGTGAAGTTCCCGCCGCATATGCAAAGAAGTATCCAACTGCTGAAAAGGCTTTGGAACAATTCAAAGTTGAAAGAAAGAAAGCAGCGGAACTTAAAAAGGCAAAGCGGGATAAAGGCAAAGGCGAAAACAACGAAGTTGATAGCTACGAATTGCCCGATATTTCCGACGGTGCAAGAACACTTATTAAAGAGAATGAAATCTCTGATGAAGTGTTGAAAACTATTAAACCAACAGGTTCAAAAGGTTTTGTTAAATCGGATATTGAAAAGTATCTTGAAGAGCAAGCCAAAGCTGAAGAACCTGAACAGTCTAAAGATGAAAACAAGTCTGAAGATTGGAAACCTAACGCGTAGTTATTAATGGGGTCTTCGGACCCCTTTTTTCTTAAGGTGTATCCATGAAAGACCCCATTTACAAAAAAGTGTTAGCTTCTGCTGAACTAATCGCGGCTAGTGGTACTTTTCCATCAGCTAATGTTGAAATTGGTCCTAAGATCGATAAAGACCCTAATGTAGGTCGTTTGGGTAACTTTAGTCTAGAGCTAAAGCTTTCTGGCAATGCTGGTGTTTTGAAAGCTGAAGTGAAGTGCTCAGGTAACGGTGTTGATTACATCACAGTTTCACCTGAAATTGAAACAGGTATGAGTGTAGCAGCAGGACCATATTACTTGGTCGAATTTGCTATGCCGCTTTGTACTGATTTCACAATTCTTTTAACTGAAACTGGCGGCGCTGCTAACGTTACAGTTGATGAAATGAGCATCATTTCGAGGTAGTACTATGGCTTGGTTGACAGGAGATAACTTAATTCAACAAGTTTCTGAAACAGTGAACTTGTTTGTTTCAGATTCAACAGCTGATAAACAGGCTAAAATTGATGCAGTTCCACGTACAGGATTACCGGGGGTTGCAGTAACATTCCAGTTTGAAGACGGTACGCACAACGAAACCGGCCAACTACTTTTTACTGGATTTACGTATCGCACTAATATCCAAGGCAATCCGGCAGACCCTAGCGGCCTTAACGCCAGCCAGTCAGTAACTATCAATTCCGCCTCTGGTGATGCTATAGTCATTAGTGAAAATCCAGGAACTGTTTACGTGGATAAGTTGAAAATAGGTGTTATTACCAGTGCCGGTAACAACAAACCAATAAATGGTTTGAATTCAGGGGCGATATATGCCAGATACAACTTTGTATTTGGAGACTTTGCAGCCGACGGCAGCGGCATGCTTTTCGACTTGTGCGGGTCTGTTAGGGCTATTAGTAATTATGGCAGTAATATCCGTCGAATGATCAGGGTAAACACAGGGTTCGTGCACTCTAACAATAATGATGACACAGGTACACCGCCAAGCTATGGACTCAACTCCACCAATGGAGCTGTAATAAGCAAACAGGGTACACAGCCCGCAGGATCGATAGGAAACGAATTGACAGCCAATGGAGGGGTTATTCGATGAACATATTTATTTGCAATAAAGCCGATGGCAACAAGGTTGACTTCGTTGAAGGTGAATCACAGGTTGGAGATTTGAATCCCGGTTTCGAAGCTCGTTTTTGTTCATGTACTAGTGAAACCGAAAACATTAGCGAAATTCCCGATTGGGACACAGCTGCTGATGTTTCTTATATAGTTGAATAAGGTGAAATAATGGGTTGGATTTACGAACTAATTAAGTTACTCAAAGCGGTTATTAATACCGTTACGGGTAGCGTTTCAGTTAGCAATTTCTTAATTGAAGTTGCTAAAGGTAATGTACCGGGACATTCTATTGTAAATAAGTTTGGTCAAAACCCTACCGCCGCTTCAACTGGCGCTGATGTGTGGGCAGGTGGAGGTCTTTATGCATTTTATCCAGTAACAGCACAATCAATGGAGATTATAGGCACGAGTACAGAAGATGCAGTAGGCCAAACAGGTGCTTTAAGTGTAATGATTTTTGGTCAAGATAATGACTTAAACGAAATTACAGAAACAGTAATACCAGATGGCACTAATGCAGTAGCTTTGACTAATACATATCGTCGAATTTATCGCGCTGTTGTCATGACTGCTGGATCAAATGAAACTAATGTAGGTGCTCTTGCAATTCAAATTGCTGCTGGTGGTACTGTTGCAGCTTACATTGCAGCAGATCAAGGGCAAACGCAACAAGCTATTTACACAGTTCCAGCAGGACATACAGCTTATTTCTTGAAAGGTTATGTTGGTATTTCAGACGATACTTTTCAAGGTGTATTGGCCAACTTTAGATGGCAAATGAGACCTAACAACGGAACTATTGGAGCTTGGCAAACAAAAGGCGAAATGGGTTTAGTTAACATCGGTTCTTCTCATTGGCAATATGAATACGGCGCTCCTGCTGGTCCAATTCCTGAAAAGACTGACGTGAGAATTAGAATGTATGATTCAGGTTCTACAGTTTCTTGCGTTGGTGGTTTCGATTTGTTGCTTGTTGAAGACGGTTATTAAGAGGTTTTTCAATGGCTTTAATAGTTGAAGATGGTACAGTAGTTGCAAACGCAAATTCATATCAAACTGTTGCTGAAATTACAGCATATGCGTTAGCTCGTGGTGTAACGCTAACTGGTGATATTGAAGTTTTAGCTATTCAAGCAATGGATTATTTGGAAGCTCAAAGGGCAAGGTATCAAGGTAATAAAGTTGAACCTCTAGTTCAAGAGCTTCAGTTTCCACGTTACAACGTTTATATTGATTGTGTTTTATTTCCTTCTGATGAAATACCAAAAGAACTTCAAAACGCACAAAATCAACTTGTTATTGAATTACACAATAGCGTTGACATTTTACCAACTAGCGAAGAAGCTTTCATTACCGAAGAAAAGATTGGACCAATTACCACAAAATACAGTGATACTGTGAGAACGTCCATAGAGCCCACAATGACCGCCGTAGATGCCTTGCTAGAGCCTTTATTCTTTGCATGCGGGCAGAAGTTCGCTTTAACCACACTAAGAGTCTGAAATGGGTGTATATGATCGACAAATAGCGTCTGCACTCCGAATGATCAAGAAATATGGTCAGTCGGTGACATGGAGAACTATAATAAACGGAACACCTTCAGACCCTACTAAACCTTGGAAACCTTCCAATGATATTTTAGTAGACAACACTGTACGTATTGCATTTCTTCCACGTAATAAAGAACGTGAGAAATCCTTGCAATATAGAAAGGATAGCGAAGTTCCAAAAGGCTTGCTTTTGGGCTATATGGGGCAAGCCTCTTTTACACCTAAATTAAAAGATGTTATCATTAGAGGTGATAAACAATACGTTGTTGAAACCATTGATACAGTTGAACCTAATAATGAAGGTGTTATTCTTTATACAATGGAACTTGGAGCACCTGACACAGTTTCTTCTGATGTAGTTACTAATCATGTTTGGACTGATGAACTAGATAACGTTGTTGGTGTTTTTGATGATGCAAACAACCCTACTGTTGAATATGGTTATCCTTGTTTTGAAGGCAATTATATTAAAGCCGGAGAAATAGGTTTAACATACGGTTTAGCTAATAACCCAAATTTCTTGTATCAATGTGATGATGGTGAGACTACACATCCTCCGACTGATTTTGCACATTTGAAAGGCATTCCTCTTGCTGATCTTAACTACAGCGATTGCGATTCTACAGCTGTTGGTGATTTTAATTGGACCCGTCGAGGTTTGTTTAATTTTGGTACAGCAGGTTCAATTATTGGTAACGGTCAATATGAAGTTTCACAAACGGGTCAAACCCAAAGTGGAATTGGTTTGCCGGGCGTAGCTCTACCAGTAGGTTCGCTTAAAGGTCAGTTTCAGAGGGATGTGACTCCAGATGTGCTTCACAACGTTGGTTTTAGTGTTACAATTGGCGGTGTAGTTTATGGCATTTATGCATTTGCTTTTGGCGCTGGATCACATTTTATAACCGTGACTAAAAACGGCTCGCCAATGTTTTATTTAGGCATGTTTCCTGATCAAGAAGTTAGAGGTGAAATTCGTTGGGACGGTGTTGACGTAAGTGCTTATGTTTATGACGTCTACCGTTGGGGTGAAGCAAATGCAGGTTCGCAAAGCTCTGCAATTTATCCTAGCGATGGAAACACCGCATTCGGTCCCGGTGGAGCTTTGCAGTTTAGATCAGGACCGTTTGAACTTAGAGATGCACCTGTTGGTGGAAACCTTCTTTACATTACTTTAGTTGGAGTATCTTGTTAAATGTCATTACCTCCATCATTACAACCAATGTCTGGTTTTTGGCTTGCCCATCATAAAGATAATAAAGATAATAAAGATAAGGGTTTTACCTTTGAAAGTTCAACTCCAGTAGTAGATTTGTCTGGTATGTTATCGCAGTTGACAGAAGCTGCTGCAAATGATGATATTGAGCTTGCAGATTTATGTATATGTTACTTCACTGACAAAGCAGCAGCTGCTAATCGTATAGCTGAAATTGGTGAAGAAAATATTCAAGAGATAAGTTAAATGCCTGTTACATACGAAGAAGCAATTGACCAGATTTTCGGTATTTTCAGAGCAGCGTGGTTTACAAATAGTGAAGCTATTGTGGGTTATGTTCCTGAGCTTCGTTGGTGGGGTGTTGAAGAACCTAACGAGCCGAATACAAGTGTTTTTTGGGCGAGAGTTTCACAGCAGACTGTAACAGAAGAACAGTCAACTTTACAAAACGGCGAATGTATTAGATATGAAACGGAAGGTTTGGTTTTTGTTCAGCTATTTTGCCCTAAATCGGATGCTAAAAGTATAGAAAAAGGCAGAAAACTAGCTATGTTAGCTAGAGACGCTTATCGCGGTAATTCTACCGACGGAAATGTATGGTTTCGAGATGCTAGAATTAAAGAACTTGATCCAGAGAAAGATTGGTTTCGGTTTAACGTCGTAGCCGAATATACATACGACGAAATAAAGGAGGCTTGAACAATGCCTTGTGATATTAACAAAATTGATAGCAATGTAACCGGTTTAGCTTATGCTGAAGAGGATTGTTTAAAAGAGCTTTCGGTAACGCCCGATTGGTTTGGACTTGAGCCGAATTCGTATTCCGATTTTGGTGGTGAACTTACAAACGTGGCAAGAGCACCAATTGATCCATCTAGACAACTTAAAAAGGGTACTACGACCGACCTTGACGCATCAGGCGGTTTTAACTCCGATGTTACGCAAAACAATCTAACACGTCTCATGCAAGGGTTTTTCTTTGCTAACGCTCGTGAAAAGGAATCAACCGCACCCCTCAATGGTACAGCTGTTGCTTTGACTGCTGTTGTCACTGGTGCAAATGAGGAATATCAAGCTGCTAGCGGTCTTGGTAGCTTCTTAGTTGGTCATTTGATTAAAGGTTCAAATTTTGGTGATGCGACAAACGACGGTTTGAAAAAGGTTATTACCGTTAGTGCAACTGCTGTTGAAGTTGAAGAAACTTTAGTTGCAGAAGCTGCACCGCCAGCGGCTTCATTTATTGAAGCTTGTGGTTTTGAGTTCGCTGCTGGTGATCTTGATATCACAGCAAGTGCTTCAAGTATCATATTGAGCACGACTATTGCCGATTTTACAACAATGCAATTGAACGTCGGCGAATGGATTTTTGTAGGCGGTGACGCAACAATAAATCAATTTGCAAATAACGATCCTGGTTATGCAAGGGTAAAGTCGATTGCTGCAAATGCTCTTGAACTTGATGATACAACTTGGACACCAGTTACTGAAAACACCACAACTGAAGAACTCCAAATCTTCTTTGGTACTGTTATACGTAACGAAGAAGATCCAACATTGATTGTCCGTCGTTCTTACAACTTGGAACGTCAATTGGGGCAAGATGCAAATGGTACTCAATCGGAGTATCTTGAAGGTGCAATTGCTAATGAATTTACGTTGAACATCCCACAAGCTGACAAGCTAAATGCAGATCTTAGTTTTGTAGCAATGGATAATACTCAACGCGACGGAACGACCGGTATCAAAACCGGAAATCGTCATAGTTCACCAAATGAAGATGCGTTTAATACATCGTCTGATGTTTATCGTATTAAAATGTTTGTTGTTGATCCTGTAACGTTGAATCCAACCGCTTTATTTGCTTACATTTCTGAAGCTGACATTGCAATTAATAACAATGTTACTCCAACTAAAGCAATTGGAACGCTTGGCGCATTTGATGCAGCAGCAGGTGACTTTGAAGTTTCAGGTTCTGTTACTGCTTTCTTTAGTGAAGTTGCAGCAATGCAAGCAGTTCGAAACAATAGCGACGTTGCATTAAATATGATTGTTGCTCAACGTAATTCAGCAGTTGTATTTGACATGCCGTTGATTGCCCTTGGCGGCGGTCGTCTGAACGTTGAAAAAGATGCTCCTATCACCATCCCGCTTGACACGAATGCAGCAGAAAGCCCAACGGGTTACACCTTGTTGAGCGCTTGGCTCCCCTACGTGCCTACTGTGGGCATGCCTGCTTAAAAGTTGTTTTTGGTAGGTCGGGGGTTTCGGCTCCCGGCTTACCATTACTCTACAAACCAAAACCAAAACCAAAAACAAAAACAAAAACCAAAAACAAAAGAGAACAGAAGATGAAAACCCTTATTGAAAGATTTGGTACAAATCAAGAAAAAGAACAAGAAGGCGCTTGGATTAATTACGATGAAGATTTAGCTTTTAAAGTTAAACGTCTTTGCAAGCGAAACAAAGCATATAAAGTTGCAGTTGAGCGAGTAGCGAAAGAAGTAAGGCGTAATAAAATTACTGAAAAGCAAGGCGAAGAAAAGATGGTTGAAATCTTTGTTGACAATGCCTTGCTAGCTTGGAAAGGTGTAACCGACGATGAAGGTAAGCCTATCAAGTTTAGTAAAAAAGCAGCAATGAGCTTGCTCACTGATCCAAGATGGCCCGAGTTTTTTGACGATTTACACGATAAGGCTTTCGATAATGAGTATTTTAACGATTTGGAAACAGAGTCAAAAAACTAACTGAAGTTCTGCTTTATAAACTCGAAATGGAGCAAGTAGAGCAGAACATAATTGACCAGTGTTTAAGGTTTAATGAGCCGATACCAGAAAGAATAGCAAACAAGCCTGAACTTCTAAAAGGTTTAAATGTTTATCTTCAAGCTTTTTTAGATTTAGATTCAGACAGATTGAATGAGGTTATTTCATGGTCAAGCATTATTACTTATGCGGGTTATTACGGTTTTGATTTTGAGCAAACGGAAGATTTGATTTTCTTTGTGCGTGAAATGGATACAGCGTATTTAAAACACATGAATAAGAAAAACAAGTAATGGGTAAAAGTCTTTTAGATTTAGCGGAAAGCATGGAAAGACGTGCTAGCAAGTATAAAACTGAAGCTAGCGAACTTGCTGTTAAGGTAGCTATTACTATTATTATAGATTTAGCATATCAAACACCCGTTGATTCTTCTCAAGCGTTATCAAACTGGCAAGTTGGTTTAGACAATCCTGTCAATGTTCCTGTCTTTCCTTATTCGCCCGGTTTCTTTGGTTCAACTCAACGTGCAAGCGCTGAAGCGACTATTGCAGCAGCAAAGCAAATTTTGAAAGGTAAAAAACCAGGACAGGTTATTTTTGTAAGTAACGTTTTGCCTTATATCAATCGATTGAACGACGGTTATTCGGGCCAAACTCCTGCTGGTTTCGTTGAACGCGCTGCATTGTTAGGAAAAAAGCAAGTTAGACAAGCTAAACTAAAGGCTTAATTATGCCAGATGAAAGAATTGACATTGAAATAAGAGATAAGGTTTCATCTAACGTTGCTAAAAAGCTTTTACGCATTGCTACAGTAGCTAGAAACGCAGATGCTAATATCAAAAGATTGAAGAAAAGCTTATCTACAATCAACACCACTCCTTTCAAAAGACTTGCTGACATACAAACTAGAATGGCGTTGGGTCAACAAAAAGTAAAAACTGAAATTGAAAAAACAGCGTTGGCGCAACAAAAAGCAAGGATGGAGGTTGAAAAAACGACAGCTGCTAGACAAAGATCTATAGCTTCAATGCATAGAACGACAGCAGCAAGGCAACGTGCAATAGCCGCAACAAAAAGAGCTGAAATTGCTTCTTTAAGACTTAGAAATGCTAAAGAAAAACTAGTTAAAACTGGTAAAAAAGTTAGAAGCGGTGTTTCGAGAACAGCGGCTAGCCTTGGATCATTCTTAACTCTAGCAAAAGCTTATGTTGCACTTCGATTTGCTCAAGCGATTTTAAGACTTGCAGATGCTTTTACTATCTTACAAAACAAGTTAAAAAATGTTGTAGACACTGAAGAGCAATTGTTAGTTTTAACTAATGAAATATTTGAAGTTTCTAGGCGGTCTAGAACATCAGTTCTTGCTACAGCACAAGCTTTTCAACGTTTTGATTTGTCTTTGAGAAAGTTGGGAAATTCACAAGAAGAGTCTTTAAGACTTACTGAAACATTGAACAAACTGTTGTTGCTATCTGGTGCAACTACACAAGAACAATCATCTGCATTGTTACAGCTTTCGCAAGCATTCAATGAAGGTCGTTTAAGAGGTCAAGAGTTTAGAATTATTAGTCAAACAATGCCTAAAGTTCTTGATCAAATTGCTGATAGCGCTGGAGTCACCAGAGGTGAATTGAAGAAAATGTCAGCAGACGGTAGACTTACTGTTGAAGTCTTAAGAGATGCTATTTCTGAATTAGCTGATGAAACTGATGAAAGATTTGCTAAATTAACGCCCACACTTGGACAGGCTTGGACTGTATTGAAAGATAGTGCAATTCGGGCTTTTGGTGAAATAAATAAAGCATTTGGAATTACAGACGGCTTATCAACTGGGATTTTAAGCCTTGCTGATAATCTTGTAATTGCTGGTGATTACTTTGTTGCATTCTCTCAATTGATCGTTGAGGAAATCAAATGGGCAGCTGATACATTTGGCAAACTGTGGAATAGCGCTTTCGAGGGTACTATATTAGAGGTTGATAGCTTTCAAAGGTTATTTATGGACGGCCTTGATATGGTTGTGGGCTTTGTAAAAACTTCTGTTAATTGGATAATTAGTCTCTTTTCTGGATCACTTAATACAGTTATTTCAGCTTGGAAACTGTTTCCAAACGCATTAGAAGATATATTTATTCTAGCTAATAATTTAGTTATTGGCGTTGTTGAAAATATGGTCAACGCTGTTGTTAAAAAATTAACTATCCCGTTGGAACTAGCTAACGAAGCTGCTAAGTTTTTGGGAAAAGATCCTATTTTTGATTTATCTAAATTTGATGTCAAGTTAGATAAATATAAAAAGAAGATGACGGGTGCTTTAGTTGAAATTGGTGCTATTGCCAAAAAAGAGTTTAAAGAAGCATTTGGCACTGATTTTATAGGCAAAGCTTTTGCGTTAATTGAAAAACGCGTTGCTAAAATAAGAGCAGCTAGAAAAGCAGGTGGTGTTGATACTTTAAGACAGGCTGGCGAAGCTCCCGCTGTGGTCGATCCTAAAGCTAGAAAAGCTGCTGAAAAAAGAGCAGATACTTTAAGAAAGATTAACCGCGAATTGGATTCGCAACTTAGACTTACTAAATTAATCGGTCGTGAAGGTGAGCTTCAGCAACGCTTTGATAGAATAAACAACAAATTGTTGAGTAAAAAGATTACGTTAACAAAGCTTGAAAGAAACGCATTGAAAGAAAAGCTTAAGTTAATTCAAACTGAAACGGAATTGCAGAGCAAGTTTGAAGAAATTCAAAAGTCATCTATGACGCATAGAATAGAAGAACTTGAAAGGGGTTATGCGTTAATAGATGAACTTAGAAAGCGTGACGTTATAAATGAATGGCAAGCTCACGGTGAAAAGGTCAAAATTTGGAATAAGGCTCAAGAAGAGCGCTTGAGAACTGCTGAAACGTTCTTTGGTCATTTATCCGGCTTGCAGAACTCTGAAAATAAGAAGCAAGCGCGTATCGGTAGAGCAGCGGCTATTGCAGGTGCTACAATCGACACCTACAAGGCAGCAACGGGCGCTTATGCCTCTTTGGCAGGTGTTCCCTATGTCGGTCCTGCATTGGGTGCAGCAGCAGCAGCAGCAGCGATTAGCGTCGGCTTGGCAAATGTGCAGCGGATAAGAAACGCTGGTAGTTTCCAAGACGGCGGTGTTGTTCCTGGAACTAGTTTCACTGGCGACAATTTGACAGCACGAGTAAACAGCGGTGAAATGGTTTTGAATCGTGCTCAACAGTCGCAATTATTCAATATGGCAAACGGTGGAACTAGAACAACATCTAATGCACAAACTGAAACAGAGTTGAACGTATTTGTTGAAAATTACGGTTCTTCTGAAATAACTGTTGAAAGAATAAACGAAAAAGATGTTAGAATAATTGCAAGAGACGAAGCAAGCAGGGTTGTTAGAAATGAAGCGCCTAGTGTAATTGCAGCGGATATGAACAATTCAAACAGTCGTGTTTCCAAATCGCTTTCACAAAATACAAACGCACAAAGAAGGCGTTAAAATATGGCTTTGACTAAACTAACAATTCCGCCAAATCAAGCATCATATTCAGTCAAAGATGGCAATGAAACTTTATCAGTAAAACTAGACGGCGGGCAGTCTCGTTATCGCAGAGACATTTTAGAAGCTTCTAGTATTGTTGACGTTGCTTGGTCTGTCAACGGTGCTGAGTTTCAATATTTAAGAGCGTTCTATAAAACAACAAGTCGTAGAGGCTCGCTACCGTTCTTAATTGATTTATACTTAGACTTGCCCACATTAACAGAGCACGAAGCTTATTTTGTAAAAGATACAGTGAAATTTCCAAGTCAAAGAGGGTTGGAGTTTACCGTTTCGGCTCAATTGGAAGTAAAGCCGTTAGAAGCCGACGACGACTACAACCAAGCAATTGTTGATCTGTATAATGAATATGGAAGCTACGAAGCGGCTCAAGAAGTACTAGCCCAACTTGAACAACTTACAAATGTTGATTTACCGGGGAGCATGCCGGGATAATGTCTGATTATAGCGAATTCTTTTTATCATCAAAATCAAGTATAGTTCAACTTGAGCTGTTGGAAATCTCACACCCCGATTTTACTCAAACTTATTACATTGTTAGAAACGCAACTAACGGCGTAACAGTTACACTTGAGGATTTATCAGTTCAAGAATTCACATACTACCCTTTGAAAATAACCAACGTCGGCAATAGAGAAGATTTGGATTTTGGTTTGCGTATAGATTTAGGCGATTTGGGCGAAGTGTTGCCGGTTGAAATAGATGCGATTTCCTCAGCAAGTGGTTTTGAAACTAAGCCTACAATTAAGTATCGAACTTACAGAAGCGACGACTTGACAGCTCCTTTGTTAGGTCCTTATACGTTAGAAGTAGACGCATTTAGTTTTAACAGAGAAGGTTCTAGTTTTGAAGCAAGAGCACCTTCCTTGAATATAAACAGAACGGGCGAATTATATAAAATAGATCGCTTTCCAATGTTGCGTGGTTTCTTATGAGCATTGATTGTTTTCTTGGCAGAACTTACAATAAAGATAATTACAATTGCGCACATTTTGTCGTTGAAGTGTGGGAACACTTAACAGGTGTCAATATTGAGGATAAAATGGCGGGTTTTTTATTACCTGTTGAGTATAGATTTGTACCTTTTAGCTTGCGTCGTTTGTTCAAAAAGCTTGATAAGCCGACAGGCTTGTGTATTGTATTAATGCAAAGATTTGGCAAAGAACCCCATGTTGGTTTGTATTATAAAAATAGAGTTTTGCATATAACTAAACAAGGTGTTCAATACATGCCTTTAGAAATTGCAACTTTAGGTTTTAATAAAATTGGATTTTATACATGTTAAATAGGGTAATACTTGCAGAAAATTCAATTGATCCTTCAACATGGGAAGCTTTTGATGTTGATGATTTGTGCGCTTTTTTAAAAGAAAGATATGGTGTTTTTCCTGATACAGCGCGAATTTATCACAACCAAGTTGCTGAAAGTTGTGACGTTACTCCATCTGATACAGCTGGCATTGAACGTTTGAAAAGTTTAGAAGGGACTTTTTATGTAATTGTTTACCCTGGTGATCCTGCAAGTATAGTATATTGGGTTGTTACAATTGTTGTTGCAATTGTTGCGTACAACTATGCTAGTTCTTTGGGCTCTGGACCGCCTACGCCAGCAGTTAGAAACACTCAAACAGAAAGCCCAAACAACGAACTTTCAAACAGACAAAACAGAGCACGCCCTAATGGCAGAATTCCAGACGTATATGGAACGGTTCGTTCAACGCCTGATTTATTATCTGCTCCATATAAAGTATTTGAAAATCATCAGGAAGTTGAATTTTCTTATATGTGTATCGGTCGCGGTTATTATGATATAAATCAAAATGATGTAAAAGACGATACAACTAGGATATTAGATATTGCTGGAACTTCTGTTGAAGTGTTCGAACCAAACACATCTCCTAATTCAGGTGATGCACCTCAATTAAGAATTGGGACGGTAATCGGTGAACCTTTATATTCAACTGTTCGTTCAAATTCTGTAAACGGTCAAGTCTTAAGAGCTCCTAATTCAGGTACTGTTATAGGCGACAACGATATTAAATTTGTATCGCCTGATGAAATACATCTTTTGTCGTCTGATTTGGATTTTAGCGATTACTTTCAAGCGGGCGATGCTTTAACAATAACAAATGCTTTGTATGACGATACCGTAACTTTTGTTAATTTAGATGGAACTTATGCAATTTTATCTGTTTCATCTTCTATTATTGTTTTATCTAATCCGGCTACAGTGAATACTGATTGGAATTTATTAACCAGTTTTGCAGGTAATGAAACTGGTTATATCAGCCCTACACTTGAAACATCCGGTTCAAAATGGATTGGACCTTTCACCTTTGACATTGATGACTTGAGCCGCGTTTTTTCAAACTTTGTTGCGCTTAATGGTTTGTATAAGGATAATGGTACCAATCAAACTAGATTTGATGTTATAGTCGAGCTTGAATTAACTCCTGTTAATGGTTCAGGTTCTCCAAGTGGACCGTCTGAGTTTTTTCAAGGAACTGTTGAAGGATCTGCGACAACAAGATCTTCAAGAGCTTTGACAATAAATGCAGATCCTTCTTTTATCGGTTCTTGTCAAATTAGAGCACGTCGCGTTACTGATGCAGACTTGACTTTTAATGGGAGTGTTGTTGATGAAATCAAATGGCGTGATGTTTACGGCGTTTCTCCAGTTTCTGAAACTGATTTTGGCAATGTTACAACTGTCCATTCTGTTACATACGCAACAGCAGGTGCTTTAGCAATTAAAAGCCGCAAATTGAACATGTTGGTTACTAGAAAGATTCCACAACGTGTATCAGGGTCAACTTTTACAACTGAACTTTTCCCCACAAATAGAGTTGACGAAATATTTTCAGCAGTTTGCTTAGATCCTTATATAGGAAATAGAGATGTTTCTGAAATAGATTTTGATAATATTTACGATACGGTTGCAGAAGTTGAAGCATATTTTGGATTAGAAAAAGCTGTTGAGTTTAATTACACTTTTGATAACGAAAACCTTTCTTTTGAAGAAAGTGCTTCATCAATTGCAACTAGTATTTTTTGCAAAGCTTATAGACGCGGCAACGTTATTAAATTAAGCTTTGAAAAGGAAACAGAAGATTCAACATTATTGTTTAATCATAGAAATAAATTGCCTGGTACTGAGCAAAGAACTTTACGCTTTGGCAACTTAGATAATCATGACGGTGTTGAATTGGAATATGTTGATTCTGATGATGATGCTTTAGTCACTTATTATATACCTGCTGATAGAAGTGCTATCAATAGTAAAAAGATTGAGACGTTAGGTATTAGAAACAAAATACAAGCCTATTTTCATTCTTGGCGCGCTTGGAATAAAATTCAACATCAAAATATAGCTAGTGAATTTGAAGCAACTCAAGAAGCAGATTTGTTAATATTAAATGATAGAGTTTTAGTTGCTGACAATACAAGACCGGGAACACAAGACGGTGACGTAATTTCACAAAATGGTTTAGAGTTGACGCTTTCACAAGCTTATGTTTTTGACGGTGTTCAGACTTACACTATATTCTTACAACACGCAGACGGATCGGTTGAATCTATAGGCGTTACAGCAGGTTCCACAGATAGAATAGTTGTTTTAGCCAATGCGCCAAAAGCCCCTCTATCATTAGACATTGAAGCGTTTGCAAGAGCGACTTACCAGATTGTAGGCAGTGCTTCAACTAGAGAGCAAGCTTTTTTAGTTGCTGAAAAAGAACCTCAAAACAATTTTACATCTGTTGTTAGGACTATCAACTATTCAGATGAATATTATGAAAACGATGAAGATTATATAGACGGTATAGTTGATGAATATGGGAACGCTGTTCAATCTTCAGTTTGGAACTTTGAAGGCGGCGGTTTTGCTGCAAATGTAGATAGAGATAGCGAACCGTTAGGTTTGGCGGCTTGGCTATGCGTTGCAGGTTCTTTAGCGCGATGCGAAAGGGTTTCTTTTAGTGCGTCTTCTCCATCGGCTGTTGCTTTCTTAGATCAATGCGGAACGCCTGCCGCCGATCTTTCAGAGTTGCTAGGTTGGCCCGCTTCTGACACATTTGACGGCTTAGATGAAATTAGCGCTTGCAATAGCTATTCTTTAAGCAGCGTTGCAGGTTTGATTAAATGGGCTATATCAAGTGGAACTCCTGTTATTGGTTCAGGAGTCCTTACAATGAATTATTCAGCAGGTGGATCAGCCTTGATACTTGACAGTAATATGCCTTCTCAAGCTGGTGATTTTGATGAAATTAGCGTTAAAGTTACTATAGACAGTCTGTCCGGTGTATTTACTCAACCTAAAATTGTATATTTTGTAATCAATTCTTCCAGCGGTAGCGATTTTATTCAATTTTCCGCTTCGGATGCATGGCGTGTTGAAGCTATTATTAACGGTGCTTCCCAAGGTCAAATTGCAGCGGCATCAGGTCAACACACATTGAAATTTTCCCGAACCGGTGGAGTTCTTACAGTTAGATATGATTCTACAATTCTTTATTCAGGTGCTCACGCAGACGCAGCGAATGATGTTTATTTGTTAGCTGGTGGAGTTCCGGCAACACCTTCTTTTACTACAATTTTTGATGATTTTGTTGCTATTGACAGCAATGGAAACGATATTTACATTGATCCGGTTGGAGATTCGTGCTAATGAAAAAACTACCATATAGAAAAATACCTTTAGTTTCATTTAAAAGAAATAAAGCCAATCGATCAGTAGCAACAAAAAGAGCTGTTGAGTTGCACACTTTGAAAGTTAAAAGCTTGCGCAAAAAGCATTATAAAAATTGTGTAAAATGCGAACACATTTCAGGCTGTGGAACAGTTTGTAATTTAAGACCTTTAAAAAAGATATCTGAGATAAAATGTCCATTGAAATTAGGAGTTAAATAGATGGCAGTAGTAACAAAACAAGAACTTGAAGATGCAGCAGAAGATGCACAGACGTTAGAAGATGTTACAAACGGAACGACGACCGTTACTGCAAGGCTTGGTTTGCAAATTCAATCGTTGTATCAAGCTATTCAGAGCATTTCGTCATATAACGATACTGGAGCATGGTTAACAGCAACTTCATATGATATTAAAGATTTGGCCGACGAAAGCGGAACTATTTACATAGCGTTGCAAGCCCACACTTCGGGTGTTTTTGCTACTGATTACGCTGCTGGTAAATGGGGCGTATTCCAAGGTTTCGAACCTCATAAAACAGCGCATGAAAACGGCGGTAGTGATGAAATTGATGTAACCGACCTTTCGGGTCAACTTGCAGACGTTCAGCCTTCAAACACTGCTAATTTTGCCATGACAGCAGACAATAAGGTTTTGGGGCGTTTGGCCGGAACCGTTCAAGAGATTGACGCTACTACAGACGGGCTTGCTATGTTAGCTGCTGCTGATGCTGCTGCTCAACGCACACTATTAAGTCTAGGCGACGCTGCATTGCTGGATGTCGGTACAGTTGCCGGAACCGTTGCAGCAGGCGACGATTCACGCTTTGCAGCAGGTGCTGTTTTATCAGTAGATGAAATGATATGGTTGCAATATCGTGAAAACTCAGGAACTGATGGAGTTTCTGTTTCTGCAAGTTCTTGGACTACTATTCCAGCAGCTACAGTTATAAGCAATACGCCTAGTTGGAGTCATTCAGGAGGTGCGGTGACTTTGTTAGCGGGTACTTATCTAATCGAAGCGGACGTTAACGGTTCTTTGGATTTTGTTGGAAATATATCTATTAATGCTCGCGCTAGGCAAACAACCGGAACTCCAGCCGATGTAGCAATAGGTGAACCCCAACGATTAAATGATCATTTTGGCAGCGCATCTAAACGAGCACCTCTAAGAGGTTTGTTTACAATTGCCTCAACTCAAACAATTGCACCTCAAGTTAAAATTGATATATTGACGGGAGGCGGAACAGTGAGAATGGGGCGTGATGGTAACGATACGCAAGATAATGTTTTTGGAGACGTTAAAATTTGGAAGGTAGCACAATGACAAAACGATATTTTGAATACAACGGTGTAGTAATTGAAGCTAAAATTTACGGAACTGTAAAAGCTTTTGAAGCTGACAACCCGCATCTTACTTTGATTAAAGAAACTGATCTTACAGAAGTTCAAAAAGAAAAATTGATTGAAGAAGGAAAACGAAAGAAAAGAGAAAAGAAGCGAAAGCAAATTTTAGAAATTGCAGACCGCGACAAACAGTTGCAAATGATCTTTGATTGTCTTGAAGAAATGGAAACGGAAGGAATTGCTATTTCAAGTGAAGTAAGTTCTTTTATTGATGAACGCAATGCAATAAAAGACTAAAAATCAAATAGTGTTTCAGTTTCAGGATGTTTTAAAGAACCGCAATCGTATAACATATCGGTTGCGGTTTTTATATACCAATCGTAATTTATGTCGCTTGGTAATTCGTCCGGTAAATCCATTAAGGGTCTAGCCCCATCTGTTTTTGCAACCTTGTTTCCACTCTTTATATATGAGATACAACCGTTCTCACCTTTAGCGTAATACCAACGCACAACCTTGCCAAGATATACACCGTCTTTTTCTCCACCGCCTTTTACATTTCTAACTGAAACGAAACGTCGAATATCTTTACATTCCTTAATGGTTTTTTCTACAGATGTTCCATATTTTAAATACATTAAAACGGCATCTGAACATATCAAATGTTCTGGATTTTTAGATAAGGTGGAGTTAAGAGCAGAACCCCTTTCACAGTACGTGCCTTTTGTTTTACATCCTAATTTATCATCTAAAAAAGTTGCTTCGTCGTCGCCTTTCTCTTTAAGCGCTATATATGAATTTACATCGCGGCTGTATGTTGCTAGATAGCGTGTTTCTTCAGTTTCAAAGTTAGTATGATCTTCCCATGCTTTTATCAAGGATCTTACATCATTATGGCGGCTTTTATCGTACTTTGCTATAATGCCGTCTGTGTTGCCGGAAACAACCTCAATACCTGCTTTTTCCAGCATTTCGATTAACATAAGTAACACAAGCTGACCGGTTAATGTAACTTGAAGCATTAGTTGCGGAGCGTACAAAGTTGAGTACTTGTTACCCATTTTACCAAAGCTTCCGTTGATAGTAATCTTAAGACTGTCTGCTATTGTTTTCCATCTTTTGGCCGCGTCTCTATCGCCTGCTTTCTTGGCTTTTGCAGCTTCGCCTTTTGCGTTAATCCTTGTCTCAACAATGCTGTTATAAACCTCTAAAAAAGCCTCCCCTAAATGCGGCGGGTGTAAGCTTTGATTTAGGATGATTCGCGGGTAAAATGAAGCAACGTCATTGTCGGCTAATATTGTATTTTCGTCGGCTTTGTGAGCAGCGTTCTTTTCTTGGCTATGTAATCCTCCCATGCCCATTTTATAAACGCCTTTGCCTATTTGAACTTTCATCTTTTCCAGTTCAGGCGGCATAATCGGTGAACCGTTTTTATCCAAGTAAAATTCAGTGTTTCTAACTGTTTCAAGCATATCTTTCAAGTGTGGGCTCATGAAACAAATGAAATCAGGAATGTTGTATTTCAATACTTGATTTAAATCAACTTTTGGCTTTTTCGGATAGCATCCTAAAACCTTTTGCAATTCGCTATTTATAACCGCTTCTGCTATTTGCGCATCTGATTTAGAGCGTAAATCAACACCGTATTCTTCAGACATTTCAGTTCTAAGTTTTATCTCAGGTGCGAGCTTGTTAAATAAAAGCTCAGTGTTGTCTAAATCGTTACAGCAATAAGGCCGCACAACCTGAGCATCTTCAGCGGTTAAAACATGTTCAGGTGGTAACGGTAAATCTTGCATTGTATTACAGTGCAAACGACCGGCATACAGTTTTAAAGAGCCTTGTAGCGGTGCAACTTCAATCAAATCTATATGGTTGTATTTTTGGATCTTTAAACCGTAATGTTTTTCGAAAGTCCAAGGTGTGTTATTGAACTTAATTATAAAATCAGTTGCTCTTTTTAATTCTTTGCACGTTGCACCTTTCAACGCTAACGATATTATAGGTAAATCGTAATTGCGTGAATTGAAGCCCACAATACAAAAGCGCCATAGCATCCAAGCGAGTTTGGTTTCATTAAAATTAAAATCAGGTGAGCGCTCAAAGGCTACAAACTTACCATTTGAAAGACACTTAAAAGCAATGTAGAAGAAGTTTACATAACACTCTACATCAAATATCATCACACTTCCGGGAGGAACAGACCTTAATTCTTTGTTGGTCATGAATTCAACGTCTTTTAACTTAAGTCTTGACGCTTGAGAATAGTCTATTTTCTTGTCTGCTTTAGCAACTATAAAGCCTAATTCATTTTGTTCCATTGTCAACCTTTAAATCTGATGCAATCTTACCTTTAACGCCTAGTACAACGCCGCGTGCACTATCGCCAAAGAAATAAGCCATAGGTAAAATATAGTCACCTTCTACGCGATTAGTACAATCAAAGTGTACTTTCTTAAAAACAGATTCGACCATTAACAACCATTTGGTGTTAAAACTTAATCCATCGGGTAAACCTTCAATTGAATACGTTGACGCTTCTTGCTCTAATTCATGTGATGCTAGTTTACCATTTTCAAAGTATACTATACCGCTTTTTGTGAACTTTGCAATAGTCTTAGTTGCTTTGAAAAAGTCTTCGTGTAGTTCAATTGGTTTAAGGTCGTCTCTTTTAAGGTGTTGTTCATAGTTAACGTATTGTTCATTGTAAAGTTGTGTTTTGATAAATGAATCATCTTCAAACCAAAACGTTGCAGAAGGACCGGAATAGCCGAAACCGGTCAAGCTCTTTTTAGTCTTGGCAATGGCCGCAACTGCCTGTTTTGGTACAAGGATGGTAGGTAGGTCGATTCCATGCCAGTATTCTACCATTGCGGGGCCATTCGTTGCCACAGCAGAGCCTGCTTGTAGCAGCACAGAGGCGTAAACGGCATTAGATGCCCCTTCGGTCGCCAAGGGCGCTAAAACGCTGAAAGCGTCCTTTATTCTGTCGTCACAAAAAGCAACTCGCGCATCAGGTGGAGTAATTGCAATTTGATCCGCGTTAACACACTGAATTAAGGCTTTTAATTCACCACTTACAACAGAAAGTGTAGTTTCGGATACTTGAGCTATTGAAACAGTATGCTCAACTTGTTTTAAGGCTTCTTCTAGTTGCGTTGATTGTGGGCAAGCCTCTAAATCCTCTTCAACTTTTGCGCCAATTGTCATAAAGTTACTTGATGCTGCAATCCAATTGCCTCTAATACAACAAAATTGCTGTTGAGGCGTTCCTGCTTTCTTTTGACAAGGTTTAATAAACTTAATTGCATCTAACAAACTTTGTGCAGGATTTGGTGCTTTCTTCTTTCGTCTTGCTCTGTGTTTAGGTTTTTTCTCTAATGTTTCTGTTGGTTCTGACCATTCGTTTTCACTTGGCAATGGTATGTTGTTTTCAATTTCCATTTTATTTCAACCTGTTTTTAATATAATAAACGTTTTGACCGGCGCATTTCCTTTTGCTTAAAATTTCCCTGTCTACCAAATATTCAAGTTTTCTGTAAATACGCCTTCTGTCGCCTCTTTGCATTTCTATCATTAGTTCATTTATAGTTGAGCCAAATTGAGTAGAATGACAATTTCTTTCAATACTTTTATTTTTGTCAATATTATCTATTGAGCTTAGATACCAATTTCTAACACTAATTCTCATCATAATTTACCACTCTGCACTTAATATTTCAGGGTGTTTTTTATTAACCCAAACTCTAATGCGAGTTGGGACGCGAAGTTGAGAAACTTTTTCTAAAGCTTGATAAACTGTCGGCGGCGGTTCTTCTGCATGTCTTTGCCTCCACCAGTCTCTAGCCCTTTTTCCTGCAAAACCTGAATGTTCTAGACATATCCATTCGTCAAACATTCGAAGACCGCAAAAATACGATACTTTCATTGACGGCGGTTTAATTCTAATACCTTCTTTGTTTTTCTTTTCATGCAATCGGTAAAGACATTTTTGCACTTCAAAGTATTCAACAATTGGTGCATCACTTCTTAACAGTTCGTCTGTTCCTGCTGTTGTGAATAATTTGTTTTCAAATGTGAATTCAGCACCGCAAGAAATACATATTCTAGCCGAAGCATGATTGTAAACCCCACACGATTCGCAAATTCTAACCGGTGCATCACCTCCACCTTTGCCGGGTTTACGGGGCTTAACAGGGTCGTTGATTGGACCTAATCGGCGGGTGTTGCCTGCAAAGTCTAAAACTAAGCAATTTTCTTTGTTTGTGTCGGGTGAAGGTCTTGTTCCACGTCCAAGCATTTGCACCCATAATCCCGGTGATAATGTAGGGCGTAACATTGCAATTAAGTCAATAGGTGGATGGTCGAAACCTGTTGTTAGTTTGTTGTTGTTAACCAATGCTCTTAATTCACCGTTTTTAAACGCTTGAATTCGAATATCGTTTTCTTTTGCTTTTAGCTTACTATGACATGCAGCAGCAGGTATACCGAAACTATCTAACATTGATGCTATATGTTCGGCGTTATCTACTCCAGTAGCGAACACAAGCCAACATTTGCGGTCGTATCCTTGTTCAACCGTTTCTTTAACAGCAGCGTATGTTATTTCATCCTTATCAACAGCAGCTTGCAATTGTTTCGAATTGAAATCACCTCTAGCTAATCCAACAGCGGAAACGTCGATTTCCGTACTTGTTCTTTTTGGGATTAGCGGTGATATAAATCCTTCTGCAATTAATCTATTGAATGAATCAATTTTTGTAACATCATAGCAAATATCTGTAAACAATCCGCCTTCATCTGTTATCATACCTTGTTTTAATCTGTAAGGCGTAGCGGTGAAACCTATAATTTTCAGGTTGGGGTTTATCTTCAAAAGTTCGTTGATTACATACTGATACATTGAATCTTCTTTAGGGCTTAATAGGTGACATTCATCTATTATAACCAAGTCACGAAAACCAAAATGTTTCATGTGTAAAGGGATACCATCTGAACTTTCAACACTCTTTTTAATAGCCTTTGATACTGATTGCACGCCGCCAAAGATGATAGGTAAAATTGTGTTTCTGGACTTAAGACCAGCAGAGTAAAAACCAAGCGGGGCAGTAGGCCAAACTGATATTAGTTTTTCAGCATTCTGTTCTATCAATTCTTTGACGTGTGTTAACATCATTATGCGTTGTTTGGGCCAATTTGCGAACACGCGACGAACGAAGTTAGCTATAACAATACTCTTACCTGTTCCAGTAGGCATTGCAACCACAGGATTACCTGTATTTCCACTTTGAAAGTAATCAAAGATTGAATACTCGCCTTCATCTTGATACCAGCGGTTTACATACATTTGTTTGTTATTGCCATATAATTGTTACAAGCTAATGGAATGAAGTCTTTAGGTATTATTTCATTACTTAACGTGCAAACCCATTCTGCATTTTCAGCAGGCATAGCGTGTTTGCAACTTCTGCAATTCTTTTCGCATATTCCGCCTGAATGGCAGATATCTGCAAAATCACAATACTTGCATTTGAAAAATGTTGCGTTTTCGGATAGCTTAGGCGGTGGAACTATAGCACGTATAACCTGTTCGGCTTTAAGCTTCATTTCTTCACCTAAATGATGATTTAGCTTTACAAGTTCTGTGTGTATAGTGTCAGTGTCTTTGTGTGTACTCATGTATAAAACATGTGATAAACCGTATTCAACACCATAGGTACAGGTTTGCGCGTAGTGTTGCGCCTTCTCTATTATCATACCGCTTTTAACTAACTTCTTATGTCCCTTATCGTTTATCGTTTTGAACTCCAATAAAACAGGGTTTTTAACACCATATCGTTCAGGAAGTCTTGCAATACCATCCAACGACCCTCCAAAATGACCGCTAACGGCGCTAATTCTATATTGTGGGAATGCTAAACAGTCGGCTTTGGCTCTTTTGATATGCTGCTTATCACGTCCACAACAATCGGAAGATAAGGGAATTTCGGCAGCAATTGGCATTATTTCATAATCGCCGCCTTGATGCAATATTAGCTTAAAGTTGTCTAAATCATCTGCCCACACTTGCACGCCAATACCCTCAAGCCATTCAATATAGCGGTCTTCTTCCCTGTGACCTCTGTTAAAAAGTCTTAGCATTCTGCCGTCAAACAATCCGGATTTAACCCATCTGAAAACATACCACAATTTGCGCTTGCATTCATCACCAATTAGACTAGCCCCTAAATGTGTTCTGTGTCCATCGTCGTATAATTTAATGCAATATTCGTCTATGTCTTCTAAGATTCGTTTTGATAAAGCTTTAGCTACACCGGGAGCGTTTAAGTCAGTCATTTGTTTATCACTTTCAAAGTTAAAAATTAAACCCCAACAAGCATTTTCGGTCAACTAGAATTTAATCATTATTGTTGCTTACTAGTGAGGCTCTTGTTAGGGTTTAATCTGAATTAGCCCGTCACAAGCTAAATTGAATAAAGGCGACAAAGGTTTATGCACCTCTGCCGCCTTTTGCCTTCCTGGCGCTAGCCGACAGTAGTTAAGCTTCCCAAGGGGCTTTTCCGCCAGCGGCAGGAGCATTGGCGGGTGTTGCTCCACCTGCTGCCGGTGCGGGCGTCCATGCTGCCGGTGCTGCTGCATTAGGCGGCGGTGCTGTTTCCGCTGGTGCTGCCCATGCTGTAGGCGCTGGTGCAGTTGGCGTAGCTACTGGAGGCGTAGCAGGGGCAACGTTGGGTTGAACCGGTGCGACAGCAGCAGGCGTAGTTGCAGCAGGTGCAGCAGGTGCGGCTTGCCCCGTTTTGCCGGGTTCGTTGCCTTGCATGTCATACACTTTCTTAACTTCTGTGTATTGAGGATCGTTTTTCTGTGGTCCGACTTCAACAACAAAAGGTATGTTGTGCATTTGTTCGGTGTTTGCTACATTGAACACGCCTATTACATAGCAAATTGCAGACAGTTGTTTATGTGCAATCTGAACGGTTTGTTCGTTCGTCTGGTGATACAGGTTCAAGCGATAAACACCCGTTCCACCTTTTTGCGGTCCGTCGATGATTTGGAGGTTGAAAACCAACATTCCCCCATCACCTGCATTTGTGGCTTTGATTTCACTGCTTGTGATGACAACCGGATGCTTACCAATTGGCATTTGTCCGGCGCTTTGTGTTGGGTCATGTTGACTTGCGTCAAACGGTTGCATTAGTTGAGCCATTCTAGCTTAACTCCTTTGTATGCTTTTTTGGTTTATGCCTTACTTTAAGACATGCACTTGGTAAAAATCGCTCCTACATCTGTTGGTTCTAGTTCTTCAAGTTTGCCCGATCTGTCACGGGCTACTATTCCGAAAATGGGCTTGGTTCTTATTGCCATAATTGGTTTGGGTTGCCCTACTATGTTTGCTTCCCCTACATATAGAATTTCATCATACATATGTGGAATTTTGATGTTTAAATCTTTGCCGGGAAAATACGGTTTTTTCATGCTAACACCGTTTTCTTCACCAGCATGTAATTTACCAATAAGATAGACATGCTTTTGCGGAGTGTAGTACAGAGCGTTTACCAAATCCATAACACGCCTTGCCATTTCGCCATAAGCCTTAAGGCCGTGCTTTTGCCTGTCTAATTCTTGTTTTAAAAACACTTCGCATAGTTGGCTAATTGAATCAATTGCTATTGTGTCGAAGTTCTTTGCTTCAGTTGATGTTAAAGCCCATGTGAAAAATTCTTCAATCCGTTCAGGTGTGTTTGCTTCCCAAGCTGGTATAGTATTAGCGTCGCGCATTGACAACATGCCCGGCTCAATGACACACATAACAGGACGCGGCAACGTTTTAACCATAGGCGTTTTACCTGTTCCCGGTCCGCCGTATATGAGACTTTTAACGCCAAACATTCTGGCAAGTTCTGAGGCAGGTCTGAGTTGTTTTACGTTCATTATACACCTTTTGGCATATCTGGTATTTTCTTTTTAGGCCAATCGTTCATTAGTTTTGCGTGAGTTTTCATTTTAGCAGCAATTTCAGGTGCTTGATTTTGCTCACAAAGAAATGCATAATATTCAATTGCTTGACAGGCAAGTTTATCTTGACCTCTGAGTAAAACGCAAGGTTCGTCTTCAGGAATTAAATTTGCCGAATCTTGAACCCGCTTTTGATAATCTTTTCTTGCGTGCAACATGTTTCTACTTCCTTTTGTTTATCCTTCGAATTCTGCAAATTTTGCCGGTTTTGTATATGTTGGCCAATTCGTCTGGTTTTAGTTGATATTCAGAAGTTATCGGTGCAAATCCAACACGTTTGTACAAATAGTAATCGTTTTCCTTATAGTAATGTTCTGCTATATTTTCGCCTTCTATTTGTAACTGTCGGTTGATTTTCATGCTAGTGTGGGCTTATGTTTGAATGAATTAACCGTGAGAGGCAGGAGTCGAACCCGCATGCTGAACAGTCTTCGCTTGGCTACACAACCTAAGCACTCTTATTCCGATTAAAGACTCTCACAGAATTG